AAAGCAAACCGTAAATCTCTCGAAGAGACATCGGGTTCGGATACTTGGCTTCGACACGAGCAAATTCCTTGGCCAGACGCATATGCATCTCCGACGGAATGCGCTCCAAAAGAGCGTTATCCTTATTGCGGAGAGCATACTTGCTGACGAAGACGTCAGCTGCCATGGCATCGCCCGAAAAGTATTCAAGTGAGGCCCTCTTGGCCTCGTCATAGGTAAAAGTTTTGGTCATAGCGACGGTCCATAGAACATTAGATAAGTATCACTTCTTCTGTTCGGGTTCGATAGCAGAAGCCTCTCTTGAGGGCATGACATCGCTTAGCTTGATCATCCCCTCTTCCGACAGTTCCTTCAATTTTTCCCGAATCGTGCGACGTGTAAAGGCTTCGTTTTCTTTCGCAACGTCGTCAGGGTTGGTAACTTCACCAGCGATAGAGAAGACAGACTTGGCCGTATCGATCCTCACCGGGTAGACGAGACCGTCCCTACCGGCTCGATTTTTTGCGATAAAAAGACGACCCCAGCCCGTCGACTTCTCTGCCGCCTTACGAGAAATAGAAACGACGACATCAGCGACCATCGCCTTACCGTAAGCTTCGCTCATCGATTCCAATCCGACAACATCATTCTGCGAAGAATCTCGATTGGCCTGAGATGCCGTCCAGACGGGAAGCTGGATCTCCGTGGCGTAGCTGCGCAGCTCCTCGTAAATCAACTTGAGCTCGTGACGTAGCGAATCGTACTGTCGAGTAGATCGCATGACGTCGGCATAGTCGATTATAATCAAATCGGGGATGAATCCCTTGAGGGCCAGTTTTTCGACATGAGACCTGAGAGTGTAGATCGTGGCCGTGTTCATCGGATACTCCTTGATGACCAGACGACCCAGCTTCGATTTTCCATAGTGATCGATGACGTCTTGCTTACGCTCAAGCAAATCGTTGAATGAGATATCGACTAGATTCGAATCGTATCTCATGCCGACCAGCGTCTCAGAAAGTTCGAATGTATAGTGCAGAACATTCTTGCACTGCTTCATGGCGTTGGCTCCGAGCTGGACGAGAAAGTGGCTCTTGCCGACTCCTGTATTAGCGACAACAACTCCGAGCTCGCCGCGGCCCAATCCTCCGTTGAAGATCTCCTTGCGGTCCAGCTCCGTAATGCCTGTCGGGACGCATTCCCTCTTGAGGCGTACGAAGCGCGCCTCGATGTCATTGAGAAAGTCGTGACCGATAGAGGGCGTCGTACCGACCGAGACGGCCTTTTTGATGACCTCAACGACGCTCTCATATTTCTCAGTAGAGACTAGATCGAGGACCTCTTCGAGAGCTTCCTTCAAAGCCTGCTTTCGACAGAAATCAAGGGACTTTTCTTTGACAAAGGGCAAGTCACCCGGATTCTGATTTAACTTAGCTCTTTGCAAGTATTCGATGATCTGATCTCGCAAAAGAGTATCAGTTCCATTCTTGAGATCGTCTCGAATGATAGTGACAAGCAATTGTAACGTCGGAAAATCCTTGTACTTCTTCGAATATGAAAAGTATCGATCAGCAAGAAACTGCAGATACTTGAGCTCGAAGTAGTTGACGTCCAGGACTTCCATCATCTGCTCGGCAAACTTTTTGTCGACCAGCAGGGCCTGCACGATCTTTTCTTGGAAATCCTTGCCGTAGCCGGCAAACGTCGGCTTATCACTTTTTGTCTCAGTCATTTAGAGTCCTATTGGCTATTGAGCTTGACGAAGGTATAGCAAATTTCTTCGATATTAAGGCCTTGAATACCTTCTTCGTTCAGCAGCTTGACGAACTTCATCTTATCCAGGCTAGCCTGAAATGCGTCGATGGTATGATCTATACGTTGAACCTGGTAGGCTGAAAGTGAAGAAGTATCTAGATAGACCAACTTCCAGTTGCGGCGAACGTCATCAGCCTCTTCGAATAGGCGACCGTAATACGAGGATTCATCTCGACGAGCAGCGGCATAAGAGATCAGATCTTCCACTAGAATCGTGCCGCTGGACATCAGAATCGGAAATTTCTTAGAAATCGTCTTGTAGCCGAATCCCTTGATGCCAGGAACATTATCGGACGTATCTCCGCAGATGCTCTTAGCGAGAGCAAAATTACGGGCCGAGACGTTGAATTCTGACATAACGTCTTTTTCCGTGATTATCGTCTTTCGAGTCGGATTGTAGACCGATACTCCCGGCTTCAGAAGCTGATAGTAATCCCGATCGGTAGAAACGATGATCCGATTGTCCTGGATCTTGTTGACCATGTAAGCGATGATGTCGTCACCCTCACAATCCGGAACATGAATCTGACATACAGGCATGCATGCTAGCAACTTCGTCAGGACCCTGACCTGATGGATTTTGTTTTCCACCGTGTCAGGAAGATCATCCTCGTAGTAACGATTGAGCTTCTGAGGGCGAGCTCCGCGCTTATATTCAGAGTACAAACGACGCCTGCGTGGAGACCCGCCAGATTCCCAAACAACGTATACGATGTGGGGGGAAAACGTCTTGACCAGATGAGTAATGGTCTTGACAAATCCGACTGCTCCACCTATTTGTTCGCCATTCGTCGTCATCGACGGATAGGCTGCATAGCTTCTGCAGAATAGGTTCCAGGCGTCGATTAGGAGAACATTCCGAGTCGACGACGGTGCGGTCATGCGGAGATTAAATAACTCGAAAACAACTGATGTTCATGCACCCGAAGAACCGAATCCGCTGTCGTTCCTATCGCTCGGCACGACCTCTTTGACTTCATCAAAGACGACCTCCGAATTCCGAAGAGGAGACAACGTGTGATAACAGACCAACTGAGCGATCCGAGCGCCCTTTTCTAGAACAAAACTTTTTTTCGTTGAATTGAAAAGTAAAACGCCGATCTCTCCTCGGTAAGAGGGATCGATGATGCCTCCCACTGGGAATATTCCTTTCGACGCTAGACCCGATCGTCCTTCGACTTTGAAGAAGGGAACAAGCGTCGTGGCTTTTCCGTCGAAGCCGCTGACAGGACCAGCCAAAGAGTAATCCATATCGTCAGCCAAGATAAGACCGACATCGATACGAGTCACTTCACCTGGAAAAAGCTCGACTCTGACAGGGGTCGATAAATCGTATCCGACGTTGCCGTCAGATGGCACAGGAATGACCGCATCTTCTCTAGTTTTCTTGACTTTGATGACGCGGCGGACGACAAGCCGATCCGTCATGATTCGATCTCTTCGGCAGGAGTATTCTCGTCCGCTTCTGCTGCAGCAGACAAAGACACCATCTGGTGAGTGACGAGCGCCTTTTCAATAGCATCTTCGATGTAAGGCCCGTAAGTCGAATCATTCATGAGCTCTCCAAATTGACTCTTTATGAACTTCTTTTCGATGATCGTCATTTGCGACGACTCATCAACAACCTTCAGAAGCTTCCAAGCGCCATCGCCCGAAACAGTGATCTCTTTGCCGTTGGCAGATTGCGCGCCTGCTTCTCTCAAGCGATCGAACAACTCTTCATGCTCGACGATGCCCTTACCGAAATGAATTTGAAATTCAACCTTCTTGTGGGGTGGCGCTACTTTGTTTTTCATGATGCGAGCCGAGACATTGATGCCGATGACATCTCCATCTTTGTTCTCGATCTTAGATCCCCCGTTCAGAGAAATTCTGACGCTAGCATGAAATGGAATCGCATTACCACCTGATGTGGTAGTTGGATCTCCGAACATGACGCCGATCTTCATACGAGTCTGATTGAGACAAACGAGAGTAACATTGTTGACGCCGATGACTCCCGTAATCTTTCTCATGCCCTTGGAAATGACTCGAGCTTGCAGACCGATAGTGCTCTTGTCATATTCTCCGAGAAGCTCTTCCTTGGGAGAAGTAGCAGCGACGGAGTCCCAAACAACGATGATGGGCACATCCTTATTGAGAGCTTTCGCCTTGAGGATCGTGCTTTCGATGACAGAAAAGACATCCTCTGTACAGCTCGTTTCGATATAGACGAACTTCTTCTTGACGTCGATTCCCATCGTGTGGAGATTTTCGACCGATGTCGCATTCTCCGTATCGATGTAAATGACGATGCCGCCCATCTTCTGGACAGTCTTACACAACTGCAAAGCAATGTGAGACTTGCCGGTCGAGGGAGGCCCGAAGATTTCGATGATTCGACCTTCGGGCACTCCTCGATCCCTTGCATTGCCGATAGCGTAATCAAGAAGCCTGGAACTAGTCGAGATCCAACGCTTGACCACGGTCGGCGCCGCGTCCGTCGATAGGTTGTAGGCGATCTGGTGACCGTGTTCCTTGTTGATGCTCGAAATTAACTCAGCCGTAAAGTCATCCTGCTCCTCGGTCACGAGAGCAGAACTCTGCTGAGCCTTCTTACCAGGCTTTGCCATTGTTCCTCTTTTTCTTTCCTAGATCAGGAATTCGCGATTTCGTCGAAGACGGAATCCAGGTCGGCGGTCTTGGAAGAGGGAAGGACGTCCTCGAGATCGTCTGACTTCTTGCTCTTGCCCTTCGCCTTAGTCTCCGCGGCGGGCTTAGTCTCTTCGACCTTTTCTTCGGTCTTGGACTTCATAGCTGCCACTTCAGAAGTCAGCTTCTCAAGCTCATCCGGTTCCTCGGATCCTCGAGAGGTTCCTTCGGACTGGTTGGGATCCTGGTCGTCTCCTCGAGACCACGCCTCGATGATCGACTTAAGCTCGTCGTAAGACTTGAGCTTGTGATACTCATCCAGATTCGGGATAGCGGAGAGCGTATCCTCGATCTTCTTGGAATCAGAGAAGAGCTTCGACGACTTACGGGCCACGTCGACGGTCGTGTCGGGCCAGAACTTGCCCGGGGCCTTGGTGATCTTCACCTTTAGATCGAAGCCGTTGTTGACATCCGTGATGTCACCGATCTCAGCGTCGAGGAAAAACTCGAGCAAACGCTGGTAGATCTCCTTGCCGAAGGACCAAACGAGAACCTGGTCATCAGCCCCTCGCACGATGACGGGAGCAAACGCTCTCATCTTCGGATAGAGCTTCTTGGCAATCTCCTTGTCTTCCTTTTTACCGGAAGCATGGAGCTTATCGATGAGCTCCTGGACGGGATCGGCCTTCTGAAACTGCGTCGGAGCCAAAAGGCCCGGGTTCTTGCCGATATTATAATAGAACCAGCGCTCCTTGAACGGCTGCCCATCATTGTTAGGCCACGGGAGTACTCGGATGTTGTACTCACCCAGATCGGGCTTCCAGTATTTGACACGAGAACGATTCAGGGTACCATTGAGTTGTGCGACCTTCTTACGGATCGCTTCGAGATCGAGAGCCATTTGATTTTCCTTTGGGTTATGGGGTTAGATGAAATGTAAGAACTAAACAAAAATTGTTCACTTCTTAGGTTGAGTTAGACGACGAGAGGATTTTCGACGATTAGGTTTGGATCCGAGCGGAGCAGTAAAACCAGCGACGTTTCCGGCGCTCATTGCGTTGGAGCCGCCCGAGGCGGCGCCCATCTCTTCGAGAGGCTCCTCAGCCTTCTCTTCCTCCAGAACCATCCGTAGATAGGCTTTTAGAAGCTTGGCAGACATACCAATGAATATTGGATTCCCAACTTAAATTCACTTTAAGTTGGTCTTTTCCCACATCGTCGAAAACGCATCAGCCTGATGCACAACCATACTGAGCAGAGGTTCGCGCATCGCGTACGGCTTGTTTGCTTCGACATACTGTCCATCATTCAGAAGAATCGCTAGATACTCCTCTTGAGAGAGCTTGATGTCGAAGCGCTGCATCAGGTAAACGCTACGGTGTGGGACAGACATGTACGAAATTTTATCGTTGTAATCGTACAGCATACCCTTGTCGCGGTGCCAATCTGACTTCTGAACGACATAATAATCTTCGTTCTCATCTCCCACTTTTCCTAGGTCATGGAAGAGACAAGAAATGATAAGGCTGTCTAGCGGAAAATTGCATTCGTGAACTTTAGCCAATCGGCCGGCCGTCGTCAGCACTCTCAGCGAATGATCGACCAATCCTCCCGGAAAACAAGAGTGATGCTCGACACGAGCCGAAGCCGGACAGAGAGCCAGACGCTCTCCCAGATGCTCGACCATCTTCAAGACATTTTCGGATCGATCTCCGAGACGCTTGCATAGCGCCTCGAACTTTTCGAAATTTTCAGCGATCTTTTCAGGAGAGATCTCGTAGTTTTTTGCCATGGGATTACCTCGCTAAATGGTTATCAAAACGACGAGACATGTACAGGAAAATGTCCGTCGAAACCAGGAACCTTCTCAGCCACCCTCACTGATTCGACATCGAAATCAGGAGCCACATCCAGGATTAGCGCATCATGCAACACAAAAAGCGGAACAGCCTGCGTCGCGGGCACGACCTGGATCAGATTCAAAAATCCGTTCAAGACGATGTCGACCGATGTAGATTGCACGTACGTATTAAGCAATAGGCGTTCATTAGGCACGTAGATGACCCGACCGTAGAAATTAGATATCGTATCTCCCTTGAGCTGGGATTCGAGGCGAGATTTCAGATCTTCGTATCTGAAGTGCTTTCTCACCGAGCGTGAAAGCTTGCGAACTTTTCCTTTGTCTATATTAAGCTTAATGGCCAGGGCCGGATCTCCCATACCGTACAGCAAAGAGATGACGACGGCTTTGACTATGTGCCTCGGATATTCGTTGTTGAATAGTTTCGAAGCCATGGCGGCATATATGTCGTCATCGGGTTCGGCGCCGCCCGACAGGTAAAGAAAGGCTCGGGCCTCGAGGCTCTTATAATCGACGGAGATAATTCTTCCTCCATCAAACCTAGATCTAAGGATATCCCGATATTC